CTTCACCAACACGAGTAATGATAGAATCAAGCTCGTGGAAGTTAAGGTTACTAAACTCATCTACAATTATAATACACTTGTCAAGTGTTACGCCACGAATGAATGAGGTAGACCAGAAAGAGACAGTCTCCTGTGCTCTGAGATTATCATACAGTGCTTCAAAAGCATTGTCATCTGGCATCTCAAACATATACTTCACCATATTCTTGTACGGAATCTGGTACAAGTTACTCTTATCCTCGTGATCTCCTGGCAGGAATCCAATCTCTCTGGTGGGGACCAGTGAGCGGACCATGTATACCTTTTCGTATGGAGACTCTGGATCCAAGACTTCCCTGAGTGCAAGATAAAGACTGATGAATGTCTTACCTGTGCCAGCAGCACCATGCAATACAAGATTCTTTCCTTCAGCGTAGGAGTTGAAGATGGTTTCCTGATTGTCAGTGAGCGGATTGATATCCTTTAGGTGCTCCAGATTGATGGGTTTCTTTCTTCTCATTTGCTTTGCTGTGAGTGTCTCCAATTTCATGGAGCGACGGCGGGTCTTGGACTTTACAGATGTTGGCATAGAGTGTTGGTTTAGGTGTAACGTGACAGGTTTGCTCTAGGATGCTGCGCTTGCATCTTCTGCATGACCTCTTTGAATCCGTCTGATTGCTTTGGCTCACCGTAGGTGGTGCCTGCAATTCCTGCGGACCAATCTTTATCCCAGTCGGGATTATCTTCCTTCCACTGACAATACTCTTTCATTGTCATGCGGAATTCTTTTGTTTCTCCAGTCTTAAGATTCTTTACATTGTATGTAGGCATTATTCTATGAGGATAGCGGGTTGATCATAGCATTCCTTCTCACATCCACAATCATCTGACTGACACTCCCACTCCAATGCCTTAGCAACGGTAGGAAACTGACAGATGAAGTGCTCCTTACAAAGGTTAGCGATATCCATGTGCTCCTTCTGAGTGCCGTGACCAGACCTCAGATCAATATAATGCACCCATGAACGCACAGATCCCGTCATAAAAATACGGGTGGGCGCAGCAAGGGGAAGCACAAAGCGAGCGCACTCCTTTGCAATTCCTTCACGCAACAACTCATTGTAGAGATCCATTCCTTCAATAAAGTATTGATGGATGCGACCTTGGAGAAATGCTTTCTGCTCTGGAGACACACCGTCAATACTATTCTGACGATTCTTTGTGTCTTGCAGACGCAGGTCAGGCACCTCAATCTCACTAGCAAGCAGGTTAGTATCTGCATAGCGTTGTGAGAACTCTTGATATGTGAAGCTACGGTGCCTCAGTATTTGAGCTGCCAGTCCCCTGGTAGTATTGATTTCAAGTGTCATGAATGCTTGCTCAAACACAGACCAATGTCCATGCTTGATACAATACTTCAGTAGTCCAGCAACGTCAGGATTATTTTGATTCTTTGGGTTGCTTACACGAGCAACATATCCCATGTGCTTCTCAGCATCAGGGGTCACAGATACCATGCAAACCTTAGAGGTATGCTCAATAGGATCAGAATAAAATTTAGTCATTCTTAGGGAAAAGCACGCGAGAGATTACAATTAGTCCCATGCTTGTCCAGTAACCTAGCACGGGAAGTCCAAACAGTCCAGGAATAAACAGATTCCAAACAAACATAAGGACAAGAGGGGAGATGAAGAGAGTGCCTAATGCTGCCACAATCTTCTGCCCCCTCTCAATGTTTGCCTGTGCTTCTTCTTTCTCCTCCTGCTCCTTAACTGCCTCATCAATGACAGCTTTAATGTCTTCAACTTGCTGGTCAGCAGCACGTCGGGGATCAAAGTATACTTGATCTTTACTCATTTTCCTTTCTTTTGATTTGGATCTTGCCATAGTTTAGGATTTGCTCTACCCTCTGTCTGTTTATACCACTTTAGATCATGCTTATAACGGTCCCAATAATGATCAAAGATATCGACATTCTTAGAGCTACTAACGATATCGTAGTGCTCTACCCCGTCAATCAGATAGCAGACAATGTAGGCAGTGTAGGGTAACGTCCTGTCCTCTGCTGTATCTGCTGTACAGTCGTGTCGAAGTACTTTGATCTTACTCAAGAGCGACCGCCCCACTCAACATTGGGGAAGGCTTCCTTCACTACTGCCAGAGTGATACGATACTTCTTGTGCAGAGTTTTGTTTACTGCTTTGACCAGGACTTCTGCTTCACTTGCGTGGAGTCCTTCAAGCATTTGAATAAACATACTCTCGACCTTCATGGTGGGGAGAGTATCATCTCCTCCCTTGAAGAAGCGGTAGAGTTTCTTACCCTCTTTTTCGAGCAGGGTGTGCTCGGTGCCCACAGGTGCTTCGTTGGCACGGTAAGGGACATCCTCACCCAGTGGCACACGAGGTACTACAGTCTCATCAAAGTTGATGATGAAGATAGACCTCAGTGTCTGGGTGTTGTTTTCTTGCAAGATTTTAATCTTTGCTGCTTTAGTCTTAGCATTATGTGCTTTCTGAAGCACTTCAGAAATCATCAGTTTCATTGTTTAGATAGTAGTTGGACATTCACTCATCATCATCAAGCATATCATCTTCGTCTGAAAAACGCAAGTAGAGTAGGTCTGCAGGATCTGCCATGCCATCTTCACCCATCATTTCAGGGTGCATAACAACAGCAGCATACTCAGCACGCTCCTTCCATTGATCAAACACAGACTTTAGATTCCAAGACGATACGAATCCTAAGATAAAGGATCCGATTGTAAGGAAGAAAGCGATGTAGAGAAAAGAAAGATCAGCCATGTCGCCCTCCAATATGTCTTGTTAAATACTATTTAGCCGTCTTTTTACGTCTTCCTGGTTTCCTTTCAGCGTGATACTTCCAGGAGTCTTCCAAGATGCCGTAGAGATAGTCACGAATCTTTCGTGCCTTTGGTTTAGGGATGTGACCATACGCTTCTTTAAGTGTCTTGTCACCACCCTTGATGTATCCATTCAACTCTTCAACTGTGTTGCTGAGTTGTGCAGCAGTGGATGACTCAATGAATTCATTTGTCTCACGTCGTGTCCACTTACCTGCCTTCAGATAATTATACATTTTGAATAGGAATCTCTGGTTGAGCATTGCCTCATCGTGTGCTCGCTCAACCAGTTGATAGATTTCACTTGGATCTCTCTTCACAGTAGGTTGTTTTCCCTCAGGTATTTGACAGTTTCGGTGCAACCACCCATCTTTTGTCCATTGATCAGGACTTGTGGGAATGTAGCACCAGGACCAAACTCTTTATAGAATTGCTCCCTTGTAAAGTTAACACCTAAAGTGAATTCTGCAAAGGCGTAACCCTTCATTCGATATACTTCTTTGATTTTTGTACAGAAAGGACACCCATTACGAGTGTAGATAGCAGTGCTGCCTGGTTTGTTTGCCATGGTGATCAGATAGTGAGAATAAAAAAGGGTCCCGAAGGACCCTCAGCGGAGCATCAGATTCCGTCTAAGTTATATATCAGAAGGAATACTTCAGACCCACCTTAGCACCATATCCACGATCGATATCATCATCACCACTGCCCACGAAGGACACTTCACCATAAGCACCGAGAGCATCAGTCACGGCGACGCCAAGACCTGCCTTACCTGAAGGGACGGTATCGGACTCACCACCATCAGGGGAGACCAGCGTAGCACCGCCTTGGACGTAGTAGGATGCACTCTCACCCAGAGCACCTTCGTAGCCCACATGGAAATCTGTCGCGGCACCAGTGTAATCAGCGCCCGTCCAACCTGCATTGGTTTCCACGTTGACGTACGGACCAGCAAGGGCAGCAGATGGAGCTACCACAGCAGCAGCAGCGGCAAGAGTTGCGATTGCAGTTTTAATCATTGTTTGTTTTCCTCGTTTGTTTCTCGTAAGTATAGACCTACGGATGATAGGAGACTCGACATGTCCCCTTTTGTTTACAGACTGTAACATGTTACAGGTCTGATATTTATAACAGTTTTTCTTGAAAACGTCAAGCCCTTGTGCCAGTTGGACAACGCTTAACTTTCTTGATCAACCGCTCCTTGAGATCATAGTATAAGGCATGGCATTCTGTCAACACATAATAGCCAGTCAAGTCCTTACCATCATCCGTCCAACCATATGAGATGACGCGCTCATTCACATCAGCAGTATCCAATAACTTATCTGTATGGAGATAGTGATTATACTTCTGATGCAGATTGATCATGGTCGTCCTCCCCTTTGGTCTTAGAAAGCATATCACGGATCTGTGACATATCCTCTTCCTTCAGACTATCTATAGATTCTGTCTCCTGAATCTCTTCTTGGGGAGCAATGATCTTCTGGACTGCCTCTAGGTCTTCGACCATACCGACAGGCACAAACCCACCACCAAACGCCTCTGTCTTGGCAGGTTTGTTATCCATACCATGCACCTCTGCAAGGTTAGACCTCCAGTACTTCTTCATCTTTTTCATCATCTTCTTACGACCCTTTGGATCGTCTTTGTATTTTTCGATGACGCTTCTAAGTGCTTTCAATTCACGGGATGTTTTCTCTAGCGATCTCTCCGCCCATCCCTCTTTAGCATTGCCAAAACCTGCCATAGTTATGTTGTTTGTGTGATAATAAGTTTGAATCTGACACGATGTTTGTCTCTGTCAGAGCTAGTATACCATACTGGTG